TGACACTGGAAACCCGTAGGCCAGTGGTATGTTGCAGTGCAGCGGTGCCAACCGGAACCCCGATCAACAAACCATCTTACCACGCCAAATGTGGCGACACAAAGGCCGATCTATGTGATATCAGTCACATTCACGGTTTCGTGATGATATTGGTTAGATATGCGTCCAGAACATAGGAACTGTGGCAACACTGTGATTGAGGTATGCACAGACTGCATAGCTGTTGCGGTGCAACATTCAATTAGAAGCCCGCCTAGATGCCATGCGCTGCCTACCATCTGGACCTAGCTTTGATTTAGACCCTATCCCTTGGCCTTCCTATTCAATCCTACGGCCTATTGCCGTTGTGCAGTGCAGCACACAGTCTGATGGAACATATATAGAACGATACCTATAGTTCATACTATGTTCTTTAAGGTTGGAACTAACGGAACCTAAGCCGTAAGCCTCATAAGTATTGCTTAAGGTTGCTGGCTTCTTAAGTATTACTTATGGATTGCTTACGTATCAATGTAACTTATACCGTATGGTATCTGCAATACCGTATACCATGAGTATGCTTACGAGAGAAGTAGCTTACACGATATCATCGCACCCGAGACGCGCGTGTACGATTAAATCGTGCGCGATTGAATGCCGTGACGGCCCAAAACCGACCATAGGGGGTCGGGGGTCCCTTGATCGCGCATGAAGTACACCTCAAATTTATCTCGCCAGAAATTTTTCTATATACGATTTAGGAATAAATTTCACCATTTGATGGAATTGTTTATCTTCTGTTTCAAGAATAACTAAGATATCTAATCCATCCTTTTCCTTATTCCATTCGTGGAATATACTTTCTTGCTTAAACTTAATTCCCATTCTTCCACCAAGCTCCTAATATCTCCGCGACAACAAACGACACCAATATCACACCCCCAATAATCAAAGGTACCTTCAAATCACCCATAGCGTAAACATTCCATTTATCTAAATCTATAATTGTGTCTAATTTCATTTTCATTCCAACAATCTATATAACCTCTTTCATACTCAGAGGTAGTCTTCGTATCGTCTAGCTTACCGTTCTCTAAAACCAACGGCTTCCACCAAGGATCATCTTGTTTCATTTTACCTCTATGTTTAAATCTAGGTTGTAAACGATGTTTTCTTTCATATCTTTCCATAAATTCCTTCGCCCACTGTAAATCGTCTAACTGAGCCTCACTGAGCGATTTTAGCCCCTCTAGGCTAGTAGGGTACTCTTTTGTCATTTAAACCTCTCCTTGGGTAGATGCTGACCTCAGTGTTGCCCCTTTTAAACGTAATCTCTGCTTCTTTTCTTCTGACATTGGGACGTATTTCTTGTAAACGGGTCCAACTCTATCATTCTCTACGAGTAGAAGCCTACTAGCCTTATCGACGTTTACGGTCAAACAAAGCATATCCCCACGATAGATTTCTAACGTTTTAGGGTAGTCATCCATCTTCATGATCTTCCGACAATACTTCGGAACATTCATACTGCCTAGGTCGCTAAATTGTAACTTCATGAACAGGCACTCCTGCTTTCTTTGCTTGATCAATCATATTCTGGGTTCCTCTGCTCTTTCCGTCCCAGAAGGCAATAACCATTTCAAGGTCGCCTTCTGTGAGCATTCGTCTATTACGGATTGGGCCTGCGCTTCGTCCATGGGTGTTCCACTCGGCAAGAAAGACCTGCATAGGTATAGAAACTTCATTCCCGTATCGTCCGGCAAGTGTATCTGCACCTCTGGCCCCTCCGTGGATGATTTCTGTGATGTTATAAGCATTTAATGTTTCTTTCATTCTTTCGTAATTGGTAAAAGTCCTGCTTCCACATACTAAAACCTTCATTTCCTTGACATCTCTGTGATTTTAGTGTATACTAATGTTAAGGGTAACATAAGAACTACTAAATAGACCTCCCCGTAGTATATATCAATTCTAATTATAAGTCAAGGCTCCCTGAGTCTTAGAAAGAAAAATATGGCTATTTATAAGAACCGTGAGGTCTCCGTCGGAGCTATCACGCAACCCGTCCACAGTATTCCTGACGAGATCATCTACGTCACGTATTCTGATGGTAATGGTGAGAATGTTAAACTAAAGGATGTTTACTTCACTGAAGACGAAAAGAAGTCTATCGAGAAGAACTACCCTAGCAAATACGATAACGTCAATACCGTCAAGGATGAAGACGTCAAGGCTGTCCGCCTAGGTATTCCTCCGTCTTATGATACGTCTGCCAACGAAGTAGCGGAAGCTCAGGCTCTCCGTCAACGTCAGGCAGAAGCTAATCAGAAAGACATCGAACGCCGTAAGGCAGAAGCTGATAAGAAGCTAGACCAAAAACTTAATAAGACTACCGATACAGTTAAATCACAACCTGTGAAGACTGGTTGGACGAAATGACCCAAGCGTTTTCAATCGTTAAGGTTATCTTTGCTGTCGGCTTTCTAGTCGCTGGCACTGTCGCACTCTGGCTTGCACCAACTATGGCCCTGCCTCTCTTCGTAGGCTCCATTGCTTGGTCCCAAATTGCAGTCTGATGCATCGTCATCGACATCACCGAGACCGTAACTGGTTACAACTATATCTCCTACACGAACTTAACATTAAGGTTAACATACTCATGGCTACAATCCAAGACATCAATGCTGCAGTCGCTGCTCAATCGACTGTAGAAGACTCAATCATCGTTCTTCTGAACGGTATTGTCCAACAGCTTAAGGATGCTCAGGCTGCTAACGATCCAGCTGCTCTCGATAAGGTTATTGCTGATATCACAGCTAACACCCAGAAGCTTCAGGACGCTGTTACTGCTAACACTCCTCAGGTGTAACTAATCATGGCTATGTCGCTCGCTAAAAAGGCCGATATGGCCAGAGATAAGAAACTTGGAATCAAAGAAGGTTCCAAGAAAGACAAAAAGAAAGACAAGAAGGTTAAAGGCTATAAATAACGTCCCTGATCTTTCTAAAAAGACTAATCAGCTCCAAGAGAGTCTAGAACAACTAGACCTCAAGGGGCTGTTAGTCCTGAATGGTATTATAACCCAACAGGCATTAAAACTTATTCTTGATTCAGAAGCAGCTGCTAGTAAGTTCAAGAACCCTCTTCTTATGCCCAACAAATCGTTGATTTAATGTATGTAATTACTAACATGACTGATAAAGATATCACCATTGATGATGTCTCACTTCCTCCGAAGAAACAATATTCCATAGAACATATTACTAAAGATATGTTGTATGCTAAGGAAAGAGGTGATCTTCGCATCCTTTCAGGTGACGAAACTCTAGAAGAACGTCGTGCTGATATCAAGGCTATGGGCAACCTAGACTTTCGGTGATGAATGGACAAGATACCTGATGTGATTTTAGTAGGTTTGTCTGTAGGTGTCTTCGTAGGAGGCACTGTATGGGGATTAGCTTGGTGGCTGTCCAACCAATTCTCAGGGATTAAAAACTTTGTATTTCAGCAAATTAAAAGTGTTGAACAAACTATTCTTGAGAAACTAGAATATCATGAAAGACACGACGATATAAGATTCTCTGGTCTCGATTCTAGAGTTACAAACATCAGAGATGACCTTTGGAATATGCGCGTTCGTAATGCAGCTATCAAAGGAATTTACGTCAATACTGACGATTCCCAATTAACTCCAGTTTCTAAAAAAGTAAAGAAACTCTTTAAAGAAGAACAAGACTAGTGGCATATACTGGATTACACGCTGCAGATGGTTCTATTAATATCGCTATCGTCAGTGGAGCAGCCTATACTGGTTCTATAAGTGTAGACGGTGCTCAAAATGCTATCGTAGCTCCCGGTGGTAGTTACGTTGGTTCTACTCACCCTTGTGGTGCAATCTATATAACTAATTCTCCTGCTCCTGTAGGAGGTATTCCAAACCCAATTAGGGCACCTGATGGTAGTCTTAATTGTTCTGTCTCCCCCTACACTAATGGCGGACAGCACGTAACAACCGTCGCTGGCGTCTTCCCATAAAAGGTAAAAATGGCTCTCTATTCTACTAACAACAAACAAGCCGGTACTCAGCAATCACTCGTTGCTTCTCCCGGTAAAACCCTCATCAACCTTACTGCCCTCACTGGTGCAGCTACGCTGAAGCGTGGTTGGATTTATGAATGGGAAGTGGGTGCAGATGGCGCTCCTAACGCCACAGACTGCGCAATCACGTGGGAGTTCATCCGAAATACCACTGTTGGTACAGGTACTGCTTTAACTCCTTCTCCGATGGACCTAGCTGATACAGCCGCTGGTCTTGTTGCTACAGGCAATCATACTGCAGAACCCACGATGGGCGTCTCGCTTATGGCCGTTGCACTCAATCAACGTAACTCACAGCGTTGGATCGCTCGTGATGAGAAGTCAGCAATGATCATTCCAGCTACTACTGTAACTGGTGTCGGTTGTCGTGCTTATTCTCCTACCTATGCTTCTACTGGCGTCGCGACTATCTTCTTTGTAGAGTAATCCATGCGCCAAGCGCAAGGATATACTATCATTACAGGGCCTGATCCGGGAACGGGTGAGCGGGATACGTTCACCTGTGCCCATTGCAATCGTGTCAAGGTTGTTAAACCTAGGATGCGCGCTGAAGATATGGGTGGTATTTGTCATCTCTGTGGAGATAAACACCGCCCGTCCTTGATGTGTGGGAATTGTGTAGGCAAAGGGTGTGATCCCTTCGAAGAGAAAATGAAAAGAATGGAGGCGCGTGAGCGTCTCCGAATAGCATGACTGTAGCCTCTTTTGTAGATGTATGTAGATTTCTGGCTACTAGTAATGGTACCGGAGACTTTGTTGTGTCTGCAGCAGTAACTGGGTATCAAACTCCAGCTTCTGCAGGTGCTACTAGTGGTAATACATACCATTACAGAGCGGAGAGTGCTGATCTTACTCAATGGGAAGTCGGCCAAGGCACTTACACTTCAGGTACGGTTACGATTGCTAGAACTACCATCTTATTTTCTTCCACCGGAAGTAAAGTCTCCTTTACGAATCCTCCTCAAGTAGCTTTAGTCCTTCTAGCTGAAGATACAGGAGCGCTACAGCCCGGTCAAATACCCGGCCTAGGTAGTAACGTAGCTGCTAATGCAGGTAATGTTGGGGAATTCATTTCTTCTAATATTGTGCAAGGTAGTGGTGTTAGTATGGTTAGCGGCACAGCCATTAACATTACTAGTATCTCATTGACAGCTGGAGATTGGCAAGTCTGGGGGAACATTTACGTTCAAGCTGGTGCGAATATTATTCAAGTAGAGTCATCCATCAGTACTGTAAGTAACACCCACCCTACACGTCCGGGCGGTGGAAGTATGCAGCAATGGGTTGGGACATCCGCTTCTCAAATAGGGGTAGGAGCCGGTCCTATTCAACAGATTTTAAATTCCACTACAACTATATTTCTAGTTGGTTCTGCCTCTTTCGCTAGTGGCAGTGGAACTGGTTACGGATTTATCGGCGCACGCCGAATGAGGTAATATGCTTGGCTTCGGCACTTTAGGCGAGCTAGCCTTAGGACAGCTACCGTCTATATCGTCCGGCCCTAGCTTCTCTTCTTTCTCTTCAGACCCTACTCCACGTAAACTACCGATTGCGGTCGTATCTACAACATACGTTGGCTTCGTTCCTGTACAAGTTAGACAACCGACAGTCTTTACGTCGTTTAGTCAACCTTCTGCTAAGAAGCAGATAACTCACAATCAAGGGTTCGTAACTCAACCTGTAGCTCAAGTAGTTACGGTTACTCCGGTCTTTACAGGGTTTAGTCAACCTCAGCCTACTAAGGTCAGACCTCAGACAGACTTAACTACTCAACTTCAACCCATAGTGGTTGCAACTACAGTAGTTGCTGGGGGAGACTTTTCAGACTTCGACTTAGTTCAAACTAAGAAGAATCTGCAACAAGGGTTCACAGGTTTTGTCTTCGCACCGCCTGTAGTTACTCCGGTATTCAGTAAGTTTTCTGATCCGCAGTATTCTAAGGTTAGACCTCAGTCTGACACAGCCCGTGCTTTATTTCAAGCTCCGGTTGTTGTTACTACCGTAACTGGAAATTTCGCAGACTTCAGTCTTGTACAAAACAAGAAAAGTCAGCAACAAGGGTTTACGGGGTTTGTTTTTACACCCCCTGTTCAGACTACGGTCTTCAGTAGATTTGAACAACCGTTTACTAAAAGGGTCTTACAGCAAGACTATTCCTTTGTAAACCTACCCGTTGTTCAGGTTGTAACTCAACCGTTTGTCTTCTCAGACTTCGGAATGCCTAAGAAGGCTGGATTAATCCAACCTGATTTCTTAAGTACTCCGACCTTCCTGACTCCTGTAGTCACTACAGTTAATTTCTCTGGTTTCTCTGACTTTGGAGTACCAAAGAAATCTGGAATTATCCAGCAGGACTTCTTAAATAGTCCTATACCGCCTGTAGTTCAGAACTATGTCTTTACACAGTTCAGTCAGCCGCAGATAGTAAAGGTTTATCGAGAAGGCTTTACGAACGCTCCTTTTGTGGCGTCCGACATAAGATATATCTTCTCTCCGTTTGAGCAGCCTCAATCGAAGAAGATACTTCAGGTTGATCAGTCTTTTGTCAATCTTCCTGTAATAGTTCAAGTTGTTCAGCCGTACGTCTTTAGTCCGTTTGAACAACCACAGTTTAAGAGATCACCGCAGCTAGATGCTTCGGTGCAGTTTGAAGTTCTCCAACCGGCTTTCGTTCCCTCGGTAGTCGTATTCACAGGGTTCTCAGACTTCGGTTATGTATTACACCCGTCTTACTTAGCTGCTCTCCAATCAGGTATATCGTACGATATAATCGTACCAACACCTGAAGAGCTTATAGTCTTCGCGGGAAGATGGCACAAGTTAGAAGGTGGACTTAAGCCTAATGTTGTTAAACTTGATTCTACCAACATAGCAGAAGTAGCCCATAACAGAAACTCTAATGAACTTGTCGTTAAGTTCCAAAACGATAAGGTTTATCACTATTCTAACGTTGATGCAAATAAGGTTAAAAGTCTAGTAAACGCAAAGTCTTCTGGAGGTTATCTCCACGATCAGATTAAAGGTAAATACTTTACTACCCGAATTAAATGAAGAAATCAGATTTACAGACCGCACGAGATAAACGTAAAGCACTAGCCTTAAACAGCTTTGAGTCTTACATCAATCTTGTCCAACCTAAACGAATGCTTGGTAATATCCACAGGGAAGTAATTTCATGGTGGACTAGCAGCAATGCTAAGAAACATATGTTACTTCTTCTGCCTCGCGATCACATGAAGAGCGCGCTGATCGCACTATGGTGTACGTGGATGCTTACTAAGAATCCTTCGCTTAGAATTCTTTATATTTCTTCTACTAGCAACCTTGCTACTAAGCAGTTGAAATTTATGAAGGATATTCTTACTTCAGATAACTATCGTATTCATTGGCCTGAGATGATAGAGAAGGAAGAAGCTAAGCGTGAGAAATGGACTGAAAGAGAAATCTCAATAGACCATCCTCAAAGGAAAGCAGATTACATTCGTGATCCAAGCATTTTTACAGCGGGTCTTACTACGAACATTGTCGGTATGCATTGCGATATCGCTGTTATGGACGATGTGGTCGTATCTAATAACGCTTACACTGAAGAAGGTCGTGAAAAGGTTAGGGACCAATATGGTCTCTTGGCTTCGATTGAAACAGTAGATGCTATGGAAATGGTTGTTGGTACGAGATACCACCCATTAGATTTGTATTCTTCTTTATCAGCTATGGAACGGGAATCATATGACGAATTCGGCAACAAGATAAGGTCAAATGACAATCAGCTTTTCGACATTAAAGAGTATCCTGTCGAAACTGTGGGGGATGGTACAGGGGAATATATATGGCCCCGCAGTCAGAGCACAGACGGGAAGTGGTACGGATTCAACCAAGAAGTCCTTGATACAAAACGATCCCAATATCTCAACAAAGTACACTTCAGAGCCCAATACTACAACGACCCACACGATATTGATTCTTCCCCTATCCAGCGGGATTTATTCCAATACTATGATCAGAACTATCTTGCCCGGCGAGACTACAACTGGTTCTTTAAACGAGAACGACTTAATGTGGTTGCGTCCGTTGATTTCGCGTATTCAACTGGGCAGAAATCCGATTTCACATCAATCGTTGTCTTGGGCGTAGATGGCCTTAACAACTACTATATCCTTGAGATTGACCGCTTTAAGACAGATAAAATTTCTGATTATTTCCTCCATATTCTTAAACTATATGAGAAATGGGGATTTAGAAAGATACGTTGCGAAGTATCGGTGGCACAACAGGTCATTGTTAAAGACCTTAAAGACAATTATATACGTCCTCACGGGTTATCGCTGGCGGTAGACGAATACCGTCCTAGCCGATGGCAGGGATCGAAAGAGGAACGCATCATGAGCATCCTCGAACCTCGATATGCTAACCATCAGATTTGGCATTATCAAGGAGGTAATACTCAGGTTCTTGAAGAAGAGCTAGTATTTGTTAATCCAGCACACGATGACGTCAAAGACGCACTGGCATCTGCAATAGATTTTGCAGTTCCGCCCATGAATTTATTTTCTATTAAAAAGAACACAGACCAACCTATGCAATTTAACCAACGATTTGGCGGAACAGTATGACCGATATAGCGAAAGTTATTATTTCAGTTTCAATATTAATATTAATAGCTGTTACTGCTTATGAATTTAGAGATGTTCTGTTTGGGATTGGGTATCACTAATGACCGGGAAGGTCCTTGAACTAGAAAACATCCTTAGTCCTGATCTTCTGGCTACACGTTTGACTGAAAAGTACGTTGAGTGGGATACACTCCGTAATGTATGGAAGAATGATAAAGAGGAGATACGTCGTTATGTTTATGCTACCGATACAAGCCAGACGACTAACTCAGCAAATCCTTGGAAGAACCGTACCACAATCCCCAAGCTTTGTCAAATTAGGGATAATCTTTACAGCAATTATACTGCTACTTTGTTCCCTAAACGAAAATGGTTGATATGGGAAGCAAATGAAAGAGACTCAAACTCATCTGAGAAACGTGATGCTATTGTCAATTATATGTCTTGGGCTATTGAGCAGCCTAGTTTTAAACATGAGATTGATAAGATCATTCTGGATTACATTGATTTCGGGAACTGTTTTGCCACTGTAGAGTGGCAGGACTATCGGGTTGAGCAACCCTTCGGTACACAAGCAGGTTACATCGGTCCTTCGGTACGTCGTATTAATCCTTTAGATATGGTGATGAATCCTGCGGCGGAAGACTTCAGTTCTTCCCCTAAGTTTGTTCGTTCCATAGTTTCTATGGGTGAACTTAAGTCGATGTTAGACAGAATGTCTAACGATGAGAACCGAGCAGAATACGAAGAACTATATAACTATCTCAAGAAGGTTAGGTATCACGCACGGACTTTCGAAGGAGATTGGTCTCAACGGGATCGCCTTTATGCCATGGATGGATTTAGTTCCTTCCGTTCTTATCTTCAATCGGATTATTGCGAAGTATTAACTTACTATGGGGATTGGTATGACCACTACACTGACACGTTTGAAAAGAATCGAGTCATCACTGTCGTGGATCGACATAAGCTTATTGGTAACAAACCTAACCCTAGTTTCTTTGGCCAACCTCCTATATACCACGTCCCATGGAGGAAGCGACAAGACAATCTTTGGGGGATGGGTCCCCTCGATAACCTTGTTGGTATGCAGTACCGTCTTGATCACTTGGAAAATATGGCTGCGGACATCTGGGACCTCACGGCCTACCCAGTCCAAAAGATCAAAGGTTTCGTCGAAGACTTCACGTGGCAGCCGGGCGAAAAGATATTCGTCTCGGACGAAGGTGACGTAGAACTCGTCCAGCCTGATGTCCAGATTATGCAAGCTGAGTCCAAGATGGCTATGCTTGCTGAGACTATGGAAAAGATGGCGGGTGCCCCCGGCGAAGCCATGGGCTTCCGGTCTCCCGGTGAGAAAACTAAATACGAAGTACAGCGGTTAGAGAATGCCTCAGCCCGTATCTTCCAGAATAAAATCAATCAATTCGAAGAACAGATCATCGAGCCCATTCTTAACGCAATGTTGGAATTAGCTCGAAGGAACCTGTCAGGCTCGACAACTATCAAGGTATTCGATGATGAGTTCAAAGTCGCTACTTTCGAAACGCTTACCGTCGAAGATATTACGGGCGTTGGAAGGATCAAACCTATCGCTGCCAGACATTTCGCCGAACAAGCTGAGCTTGTCCAGAATCTTACGGCTCTTACAGGGTCGGGGCTTTGGCAGACGGTCCAGCCGCACTTCTCAGGAGTGAAGCTTGCTAAGATACTCGAACAGACCTTTG